GACGCCGGCACCGGCCCGGACGGCGCGCCGTGGGTGCCGCTGCGCGACGGCAGCGGCCGCACGCCGCTGCGCGTCTCCGGCACGCTGCGCGACCAGATCTTCCCCAGCCACGGCCGCGATTACGCCGAGATCGCCGCCACCACCCGCTACGCCCGCTGGCACCAGGAGGGCACCGACCCGTACGTCATCCTGCCGCAGAAGGGCCGGGCGCTCGCCTTCGCCGGCAAGGACGGCAAAAAGATCGCCCGCCGCAAGGTGAACCATCCCGGCCTGCCGCCGCGCCCGTTCATCGGCCTGTCCGCGCAGGACCGCGCCGACCTCGAACAGATCGCCGCCGCCTACCTCGAAGACGCCTTCGATGGCCCCTGAACCCGCCTTCCAACCACGGCCGCCGCACGCGCGTTCTGCGGCCCGCCGGCCCCGACCCGCGGCCCACCCCCCAGCCGGAGGGGCACGCGGGGCTGTTAAAGGGGTTTTGAAGCGGTTTAAACGGCCTCGGTTGACTCGCCGAAGTGGGGGATGGGACGCTCGCACCCCAGCTGGGGAGTCTCAGGGGGCTGGACCACGATGGCGGACAATAATCCGATGAGGCAGCGCGCGCACTTCCATCTTGTCTACGACGGGCCTGCTCTGGCAGAGCACCGCATGGACGTGCGCACCTTGGCTCCGGCGCTGCTGGCGATGGGCGATCTCGTCGAACGGGCCAATGAGCTGCTCAACGGCGACCAGGCACGCATGGTCCTGAACGTGAAGGCATCCTTCAAGCAGGGCTCCTTCGGGATCGATCTGGAATCCGTGCAGAGCTTATGGAACCAGTTGCTGGACATAGTGGGCTCGCCGCAGATCCAGGGCGTTAAGTCCCTTCTCGAGCTGCTCGGCATGGCGAGTGGCGGATTGGGCCTGCTCAAGCTCATCAAACGCCTGCGCGGTCGCGGCATCAGGAAGATCGAGCCGATCGGAAACGGCTTGGTGAAGCTCTACGTCGACGACGAGCAGTTCGATGTCGAGGAGAAGGTCATCCTCCTGCTGCGCGACTATCGAATCCGCAAGGCGCTGCAGGACGTCGTCACCGAGCCGCTCAAGAACGAGGGTATTGAGACGGTCGCGATCGTTGACCCGCGCCGCGAGACGGTGAACGTGGTCGTTGAGCGCAGCGAAGCCCGGTTCTTCATCGCCCCCGATCCGCAGGAAGAAGTCATCAGCGATGACACTTACATTGCGACCCTGCAGGTTCTGACGCTGGCGTTTCAGGATGGAAACAAGTGGCGCTTCACGGAAGGCGCCAACAGCTACTATGCCGCGGTGCTCGACGAAGGTTTCGTGCAGCGTATCCAGGCGAACCAGGAACAATTTGCGAAGGACGACATCATTCGTGCACGCGTTCGACGCACACAGCGCCTGACGAAGGACGGGTTACGCGCAGAATACGAGGTACTCGAAGTTCTGGAGCACCGCAGCGCCACCCCGCATATTCAGATCAAGATGGATTTCGGGCAGCTTCCCCCGGATACCACTAAGGGAGCTTAGTTCCCCATAGGGGCCGCCCGCCGCCACCATCGGCGGGCATGAAGCGAACGACTTCGCATCCATCCCTGCGCGTGCGCCCGGCAGAGTGCCGGGCCATGCCGTTTCGCACTTTCCCATTTGCGCGTTGCACGTCCGCCGTTGCGGACGTTGCGCTGGCCGCGTGCGCGTTCGCGCTGCCGCCGCCGGGGGCCGGCAACGTCATCGAAATCCAGCTCACGCCCGCCGGCGAGTTCCAGCCGAGCGACGGGCGCAAGATGAAGGTGCCTGCGTGGCGCATCGACGCCGGCATCGCGGCGCGTGCAATCGCCGCCACCAATGCGCGCAAAACGCGGCCGGTCGTCGACTACGAGCACCAGACGCTGCTGAAGGAAGAGAACGGCCAGCCCGCGCCGGCGGCCGGGTTCATCACGAACCTTGCCTGGCGTGAAGGCCAGGGGCTCTTCGCCACCGTCGAACTGACCGAGCGCGCCACGCAGTACGTCCGCGATGGCGAGTACCGCTATGTCTCGCCCGTATTCACCTATCACCCACGCACCGGCGATGTGCTCGACATCCGCATGGCTGCGCTCACCAACACCCCGGCGATCGACGGCATGGAGCCTCTTGCGCTCCGCGCCGCGGCGTCGTTCGGCCTGACCCTCGAAGAGGACGCACCCATGAACAAGCTGCTCACCGCCATCGTCGCTGCGCTCGCGCTCGACGCCACCGCCACCGAAGACCAGGCCATCGCCGCACTGAACGCCGCGAAGACCAAGCTCGATGGATACGACGGCTTTCTCGGAAAGCTCGGTCTGGGCAAAGACGCCAAGCCGGAAGAAGCCGTCGTTGCGCTCTCCGCGCGCCTGGACGAATCCGCGCGCCTGCGCGCCGCGCTCGGCATCGAATCAGGTGCCACGCTCGATGCGGCCGTGGCCGCGTGCGCCGCGCTCAAGACGAAGGCGGACACGACCGGCACGCCCGACCCGGCGAAGTACGTCTCCGTCGACGCGTTCGAATCGGTGAAGACCGAGCTCGCCACCCTCACGGCCAAGCATCGCGATGCGGAAGTCGCTGACCTGGTCGACGCCGGCCTCGCCGATGGACGCCTGCTCGCGGCGCAGAAGGACTGGGCGACCGCGCTCGGGAAGAAGGATGTAGCCGCTCTGACGGCGTACCTCGAATCCGCGCAACCGATCGCCGCACTGCGCGGCACGCAGACGCGCGGCGCGCCGCCGGCGAACACGCCGAACGAGCAAGGCCTCAGCGCCGACGAACTCGCCGTGTGCAACGCCACCGGCATCGATCCCAAGGACTTCGCGAAAGCGAAGGCCGCCTGAGCCGCGGCTCGCATTCCCAGGGCTACCAGGAGTCATCCATGACGGCTACTACCGTTGAACGCAACACCCCGCGCCGCGCTGCCGCCGAGCTGTCTTTCCCGGCAGCGGTCGCGAAGATCCTCGCCGGCACGATCGTCGTGTTGAACGCCTCCGGCTTCGCCGAGCCCGGCGCTACCGCCACAGGCAAGAAGTGCGTCGGCGTGGCGGACGCCACGGTCGACAACACGGGCGGCAGCGCCGGCGACCTCGAAGTGCCGATCAAGCGCGGCACGTTCCTGTTCGAGAACTCGGCCACCACCGACGAGATCACCGACGCCGACTACGGCGCCGATTGCTACGTCGTCGACAACCAGACCGTGGCCAAGACCGACGGCGCGAACACGCGCTCGATCGCCGGCAAGGTTCGCGGCGTCGACGCCGCGAGCGGCCGCGTCTGGGTCGAATTCTGATCCGGGGCAATCCCCGAACCATCGATCACTCACGGAGACCCCGATGATCATCAATGAAGGCAACCTCAAGACCCTGTTCGTCGCGTTCAAGGCGGCGTTCCAGGGCGTGCTCGCCCAGGCGGTGTCGCAATACGCGACGATCGCGACCACGGTGCCGTCGACGACCGGCAGCGAGGAATACGGCTGGCTCGGCTCGTTCCCCAACGTGCGCGAGTGGCTCGGCGATCGCGTCGTAAACAGCGCGAAGTCGCACGGCTACACGATCAAGAACAAGTCCTTCGAACTGACCGTCGGCGTGCCGCGCCCGGCGATCGAAGACGACCAGTACGGCGTCTACACGCCGATGATGGCCGAGATGGGCCGCTCGATGGCCGCGCATCCGGACCAGCTCGTGTTCGGTGCACTGAAAGACGGCACGGCACAGCTCTGCTACGACGGCCAGTACTTCTTCGATACCGATCATCCGGTGCTCGATGACGGCGGCGTGGTGCAGTCGCAGACGAACTGGGACAACAACGGCGGTGCCGGTACCGCGTGGTACCTGCTCGATTGCTCGCGCTCGCTCAAGCCGATCATCTTCCAACAGCGCAAGGCGCCGAACTTCGTCGCGAAGACGTCGGAGACCGACGACAACGTCTTCCACGCCAACGAGTTCATCTACGGCTCCGACAGTCGCTGCAACGTCGGCTACGGTTTCTGGCAGCTGGCCTATGGCAGCCGCAAGACGCTCGACGAAGCGGGGCTGATCGCGGCCTACACGGCGATGTGCGAGCGCAAGGGCGACTACGGCCGACCGCTCGGCATCAAGCCGACGCACCTGGTCGTGCCGCCGGGCCTCGAGATCGCTGCTCGCAAGCTGGTCAACGCGACCACGCTGGCCAACGGCGCGGACAACGTGCTGAAGGGCCTCGTCGAGGTCGTCTCCGTGTCCTGGCTGGCCTGACGAAATACCCCCCCGTGCCGACTCCGCCCGGCGGGAGGTGAGCCTCCCGCCGGTGGATTCCGGAATTCAGGAGACCGCGTCATGGCAGAGAAAAACACGACCATCCTCGTGAAGTCGAAGACCGAGCGGTTTCGTCGCGCCGGCATCGAGTTCACGCGCGAGGGAATCGAGCTCGACCCGGCCGATCTGACCGAGGCGCAAGCCGAGGCAATCAACGGCGAGCCCAACCTGGTCGTGGTTGGCGACGAGCTCGAAGGCACCAAGGCCGCGGGCGGCGCACCGGCCAAGAAGAAAGGCCGCAAGTAAGCCCATGTACGTCACGCTCGCCCAACTCGCCGAGCTGCCGGGTGCGCAGGAGCTGTCGCAGATCGCGACCACTGCGCACGCGGCGTCGCTCGTCGACTACGAGCTGATGGATTGCACGCTGCGCGGCGAGGATCGCAGCACCTACACACCCGAACAGATCGCGGCGGCCGATGAAGCCGCCGCGCGCATCGTCGAAGCCGTGGCCGATGCCGACGGCATCATCAACGGCTACCTCGCGCGCCGGGGCTACTCGCTGCCGCTGGCGCCCGTGCCACGCATCGTGACGAACTGGTCGCGTGCCATCGCGCGCTATCTGCTGCACAAGGATCGCATCACCGATGAGCGGTCCGACCCGATCGCACGCGACTACCGCGACGCGCTGAAGCTCCTGCAGCTGACGGCCGACGGCAAATTCTCCCTGGGCATCGACGATCCGCAGGCCGATGTCGGACTCGGTCAAGTCGCGTTCGATGCGGACGAGCGCGTGTTCTCGCGCCGGGCGTCGAGGGCGTTTCGATGAGCGTCGGTCCGTTCCCCGTCGCTTCGCTGATCCAGCGGCTGCAGGGCATGGCTGCGTTGAAACTGGTGGGCGGTGCGGCGGACCTCCCTGCCGCCACGCAGCAGGCACCGCGCGCGGCGCCGGCCGCGTATGTGGTACTGCGCGAATCCGGCAACGAACCGCGCGAATACAGCACGCTGCACGTGCAGTCCATGCGTGCGCTGCTCGTCATCTCGCTCTGGGTGCAGAACTACGCGACCGCGCATCGCGGCGATGCGGCGTCACGCGACATGGATCTCGTGGATCAAGCCGTGCGCACGCGCCTGCTCGGCTGGTCGCCGAGCGAGGCCTACGGGCCGCTGTGGATCGCCGGTACCGATGACGCGTTCGTCTCCGGCTGGCTCAACCGCCAGCTCGCCTTCCGCAGCGATTACCGCCTGCAACTGGAGGTTCAACCGTGAAGAAGCATCGACTGCCCCTCGAGGGCGGCGCGTGGCGTCGCACCGCAGACGGCGAGCTGGTGCGCGACACCGCGCCCGACCCGGCCAGCGCCGAGCCCGACCACACGCATGAAACCGCCGATCGCATCGCGGATGCGAAGGCCGATTCCAAACCCGCACCGGTCGCGACGCGCGGCCGTGGCAAGCACCGCGAGGACTGACACATGGCCCAGCCTGATCTGGACTTCTTCCGCAAGCGCAACCTGCTGCTCAAGGTCGAGTCTGTCGAGGGCACCGACAGCGTGCCGGTCGGCGGCACCGATGCGATCCGCCTGTTCGATGGCAATTCAAGCACCGAATACGACGCCGTCGAACGTCCGATGGACAAGGCGTTCTTCGGCAACGATCCCTTCGGCGTGGCCAACAGGCGCGCGCGCATCGAAGGCGATTTCGAGGTGTACCCGCCACCAACACCGGGCGCGGTGGCTACCTCCGACGCAGATTGCGGCCGCATCCTGCTGTGTGCCGGCATGGCAGTCACCAAGGATGCCGTCAACAACCTGACCATCTACAACCCGATTAGCTCGTCGCTGCAGTCCTACACCGGCTACTGGACACATACCGGCGTGCTGACCAAGGCACTCGGCTCGCGCGCGGACATCTCCGGACTGGCCATCCAGATCGGCGAACGATTCAAGGGCCGCGCTTCGATCATGGGCGACTACACCGAAGTCGTCGCCGCCGCCAACCCGACGGTCACGCTGCCGACCAAGGTTCCGGTGATCGCCAGCGCACGCAACACGCGCTGCTGGCTCTCCACTCTGGTGCGTGGCGCAACCGCGAGCACCGACGCGGCGCCGCTCTCCGATCTGCTGGTGTGGAGCAAGAGCCTGTCGATCGACATGGGCAACCAGCTGACACACAAGGAGTACAGCAGCAAGTCGGTCAACGGCCTCAGCGACCGCCGCGGCACGTTCACGCTGCGCATCGCCAAGACCGACATCACCAACGATTTCAACCCGTGGTACGTGCGCGACAACGGCATCGTGCTCGAGGCGCGCATGGCCACGTACGAGGTATCCGGCACGCAGTCTTCGGTGCTCACCGGCCTCTACGCGGCGCTGAACATCCGCGGCCAGATCGAGCAGATCACGCCGACGGACATCGACGGCGATCACGCCTGGGAAATCACCGGCCGCCTCATTCCGAGCGACACCGGCGGCGACGAGTTCACCGTCGAGTTCGGCGACGCCGCCTGATCCGGCGCGCACGCGCGGCGCGCTCCTTCCATTGCACGGCCGCGCGATGCGGCCGTGTGCATCACGCAACTACAGGAGTTCCCATGTCCACCACGCTCAGCCTCAAGCCCGTCACCACCGCGCCGCTCAAGATCGAGATCGCCATCCCCGGCGGCGTGCGCGGCCACTTCATCGGCCACGCGCGCGTGCGCAGCAAGGCCGACAACAAGGCGCTGCTCGAGCGCTACAGCGACTTCCAGGGCGAGGGCGATCCCGACGAGGGCTTCGTGCGCGACCTGTACGACAGCTTCATCGGCCTCGGCGACGAGAACGGACAGGAGCTCACCGGCGAAGCCGCTTTCGATGCCGTGCTGAAAGGTCCGCTGTCGGCATACCTGACGCCCGCCGTCGTGCAGGCGTACTTCGAACAGTACGGCGAGGCACGAACGGGAAACTCCGGGAAGCGGCGCTCGCGCTAAGCGGGCTCCGCACCCCGGAGCGAGACGACGGCGAGGACAACGACGACGGCGGGAGCGATGCGTACGGCTCGATCGAAGAGGCACTGGACGACGACAACGACGATGGACGCACCATCGTCGTCGACCTCGACGTGTGGGAATGCAATCCCCCCGCCGTTGCCGCGTTCCGTCTGTGCTCCATCGGCTGCGTCGCCACGTTCGGCGGTCTGTTCTGGACCGGCATCGACGCGCCGGCGATCCGCGCATCGCTCGCGCTCGTGCGCATCCCGCGCGATGAATGGCCTGACGTGTCGATCGACGTGCGCTACATGGGTGCCGTGGTCGCCGACGAGCGCAACCGCCGTGCGGAAATCGCGGCGAGGCGGAAGCGGTGAGGTCGGCTATTCAACCCGACGTGCGCGAAATATCTCTCGCACGTGGTGGCCGAAGAACGCCGCGAGCAGGATGAGTCCCGGCAGCCATAGCCAAGGGGTGAATACCCATCCTGCAAAGAGAAACGCGATTGCGAAGACAATCAGATCGAGTCGCATGGTGGAAGCGCCTGATGCTCGGTCAGGGAAACGCAGTCGTGGTGCGCTGGCAACGCTCGCGCGCTACATCTTCGGCGCGCCGTCCCTTGTCCGGCAGCGATTTCAGCGTCGGGTACGAGCCAATGTCCTTGAAATACTGCACGCCACGCGCCGTGCAGGCGGTAACGGTGTCGAGCGTGGCCTCCGGCGTACCGCCCATCATCACGCCACGAACTATCTGCAAGCCTATGAAGCCGAGCAGTACTGCGAATACTCCAAACACAAGAAACCCCTTCGCGTTTGCCGACTTCCGTTCGCTTTCGTTCTTGTAAACGCCCGCCATCGCAACGCCCTCCCTGTTGGCCTCGAATCGCAGGCTATCGCATGACCGACCAGGTCGTCACGCTCCGCATCATGGGCGACGGCAGGGCCGCCGTCACAGCCGTCTCGCAAGTAGGAAGGGGTCTGGAGGGGCTCGGCGAGACGTCCGATCGCGCTAGTTCGCGCGCCTCGTCGGGCATGAACAGAACCAAACGCAGCGCCGTGTCCCTGCAGAGCGTCGTCGGCCGGTTGCGTATGGAAGTGGCCGGATTTTTCGGGGCGTTTGCCAGTGTCCAGGGCATCCGTGCACTCGCCGGAATCGCCGATCGCTACGCAAACATCACGTCTCAGCTGAAACTCGCGACGAATGGTCAGGCGGAGTTCGCTCGTGCGGAATCCGAGACGTTTGCCATCGCGCAGCGGACCAGCACGGCACTTGCATCTACAGCCGAGCTGTACGCGCGCATCACCCGCGCGACGTCGGAATACAACGTCGGGCAAGAGCGCGTCTTGCGCCTCACTGAAACGATCAATCAGACCTTCGCCGTTTCCGGCACGGCCGCCACCGCGCAGGCGAACGCGATCACGCAGCTCACGCAGGCATTCGCGGGCGGCGTGCTGCGCGCGGAAGAGTTCAATTCGATCATCGAGAACAGC